GAGTCCACTCAATGATGGCTCGGTCAAAAAAACCAAATTTATCGGCAAGTGTGTAACTGCCCCCTAATGCGGCAATACTAGCGGCAACCGCTCCAATAGTTTTGGCAAGGTCAATCATTTTGATTCCTTTAGTTCCCGTTTCAATTTACGCAACTCTTTGATTTCCTGCTTGAGCTGCGCTTTCATATATAGGGTTTCTACGTATGCCATTGAGGTCACTCCAACAATTACGCATATCGCCACTCCTATCAATATCCAGTAGACCAGCTTCGTAGTTGCCACATGAACCACCCAAAAAACATTGATATAAACATCACGGCAATCACCCCACTTATTGTTTCAATAACCCGAATCTCGTCTTGCTCTTGCTTCCACCTTGCCAGCCTATTCCTGCGTATCGTTTCTGACCTTGCCCATGCTTGTTCTTGTTCTATTCGGGCGTGCATCTTGAGGAATCGGCTATACAAGTCCTTCAACTCAGGAGGCGCATAGACCATTGCTTCCCTTGTTTGCTCCATCAACTTCTCCATCTGCAATTCAATCAGCGCACGCTCAATGGCTTTTTTGCTGGTGTTTTGCGTTGGGTCGTAGTTGGTCTTTGATGTCTCCTCTAGTTCAAGGTAGAAGTTTGTAATCTGTTGTTGCGTGTCAAAGAGGACACCAATGTTGTCCCCGATGTCTTTGATGAGTTTGAGTTCAAGTTCCTCGTAAGACTGTTGCTGTTTGGTTGTGGCTTTGGCTTTCGCTTTTGCCACAGGCTTGGGCGCTTCGTCTGGCTTGGCTGGTTTACTAACGAATAGACCAATGAACCAATCAAAAATGCCCTTGATTGCTTTGACATCGCCAATGACCTGCTCGGCTGTCTTCTTGGCCCCTTCCAACTCCATACGCCCTTCATGCAGGAGAGCACACCCCTGCTTGATAAAACCAACGGCGGTTTGGGCCGCCATGAGAAGAGTGAAAGGGTCCACATTCGTGTTTACCTAAAGTTTGGCCCCTGCGCCCATGTTACGGCGGAGTATCTCTCCCCCCTAGTAACCGGAGTCACAGTGTGCTCAATAAGTGAAGGGAACACGAGGATTGAACCTTGTGCGCGGGTGATAGGTATGTCGGACCCCCGGAACAAAAAGTCCCCGCCGTCGTAGTCCGCAGGGTCTGACAAAAATAAAGACACGCTCAATTTACGTTGCATCCCAGTCAAATCTTTTTGATGTATAGCGCCGTCTGTATGCCAATCGTAATGTCCACCAACACCGTATCGACCTAACTGAATATTCTCCGTGCCGTCAATATCAAAGTACCAATTGGCTTTTTGGTTAGCCATCAAAATATAAGACAGGAGTTTTGCTCCAAGAAAAGTTTCTTGGTGTGCCCAGCATATTTTTGTTTTTCTCTTATCCCCAATAACCATCTTAACGCCGTCGTGATACCCACCATCCATAACGTGCTCAACATCAAAGTGAGCTTCAATAAACTTTTTACAAGTTTCTTTTGGAACACAAGATTCCCAAAGCCAGTACGCATTATTACTAACAAAAACAGCACTCATAGCGGCACCGCCAAGCCAGCTTGCAGGGGGTTATCAATACCCGCTGGAATCATTGACGGGTCAAGAACGTCTTCCTCACGTTCCCCGGTACGCAGAGCGTGCAAACACGAGGCGATCGTGTCGTCCTCAAGCGCTGTTATGAAATGTCTTTTACCTTTGGCAATGTAGATCATGTGCGGCGCTTTGAAGATTGTCTTGTTGCCTTCAACGTCTACTTCCACGCTGCCTTTTGAGAGCAAAGTAACGTGGTCAAAATTGTGCACATGTCCCTCGTTGCGGTCACCAGCTTTTACAAAGTGCATCATACGAACCCACAAGTTTGAGACACACGTCATTTTTGTTTCTGGGTAGTTCATGCTGTTTCCCCTATTTTGATTCTGCCCGTGTCCCAATTCTCGGCTAGGACACAGCCACCAAACATCCATAACACACGGGGTGTGTTACCCCCTACCGTGGTCACATAATGCTCATGTTCGGATGCTAAATAGCAGTGTAAGTCACCAACTTCAATAGGTACAGGCTGACCCCCAACGTACAGAACTCCACCAACGTCCGCGCCTTGAGTCATTATGTTGCAGCGCAAAACTGAATGTTCGTACATTCTGGGGTCTCTATGGGCGTACACATCCCCACCGGGGAATGTGCAGCTTACTACTATGCCATCTTTACCGTGCCCTTCAATTAACGGTGCATTAAAGATGCCACAGTACTCTCTAACCTTATTGGACGTGCGAAGGGCGACTTCAGGATAGTTAAACCTAGCACCGTATAGCCTAGATGTAACACGCGTGTCAGGCGTTGTTGGTTGCCCACGAGCAGTAAACCCTATATCCAACCATTTCTTTTTCACCCCCTCTTCAACCCAAACGTTTAGCTCGGCTATATCCGCGTGGGGCAAAAAGTTTTTTATGACCTCTACGCGCATCAGAGGTTAGCTATGTTAATGGTTGTTGGGTCTTCAGAGAGAACACCGAACTTAACAAGCGCTTTAGCTAGTTTTTGTTCGTATGCAGCCTGTTCCCACATAGCTTTATTTGCTTGTTGTTCCGCTGTTTCCGGTTCATTTGCAGATATAGGCTGGGCAATTGCAACAATCTGTTCAAAGCCCGTAGCAGAAACTGCCGCCTGTTTACGTTCAACAAGCCATGTTGGAGCACGGTGAAGAATTTCTGCGTCTAGCACTTCTCCTGTTATATATGCGCCGTCAACAATAGGTACGTCTATTGCAAAAACCGCAATAGGTTGCCCGTCTTGTTTGTACAAAACTTCAATTTGCCCAATTTCGGGCGTTGTACGAATAATTTGATAGTCCATTACGATATGCCTCCATTAAATTTGATAGTCCATTACGATATACCTCCATTACGAGTTCCAACTGCTATATATGTAATATTTGAATTTCCGGTTATTGCACCGCCGCCTGCGCCGCCCGAATACGGACCCACATAAAAATAGTTTCCGTTGGGAGGGCCGCCAGTGCCAGTTGACCCCGCAGCGCCATAACTTCCGCCCGAGCCTCCGGGAAATGGCGAACCACTACCCCCGGGACCGCCGGAACCGGCTGCGGCCTGCGAACCACTAGGGGCGGTAGGGGCGTTCCAAGATGGACTCCAACCACCGCCCGATCCGCCTGCACCTCCAGCACCGCCGTTTCCACCTAAACCACCCCCACCTCCACCGCCCGTATAGGTACTAAAACCTTTGCCAACAGAGAAGGCTGTTGCCTTACCACCACCGCCGCCTCCACCTCCACCTGCAATGCGCCCCGGACCATTATCAATAGTAACGGCAACACTAACGCTAAGGGCTAACCCCCCAGCAGCCCCATCAGACCCCGGGCGGGCGTTGGGATTGGGAAAATTTTGTATCCCGGCACCGCTACCACCACCACCACCCATGCCTTGAATAGTACCGTTGTTTGTAAGTTTTACCCCATTGGGGAAAGCGCCGTCTATAGTAAGTGCTGGTGTTCCTGTGCTTGTGGAATAAACAAATATTCCGGGACTAATAGTGGCAATGACTTGAGCTGTTCCGGGCCATCCCGCGTTTATTGCTAGAGTACGTAAGTTGGCGTTGGTTTGATTAGATGAAATACTAAGAGGGAATGAGTTGGATTTGCCACTTAAATTGGTGATAGCAATCGTAGCTGGACTTGCGCCCACAGCAGCAAGCGTACGCACTGCTGCATCGTTCAAAGAAATTGTGGCTGTCGAACTAAGTGATAACTCAGTATTGACCTGAGAAAACGACAGCGAACTTCCGGGTACAACTGGTAATGTCATTTTTGCTCCTTATGGCGTGCCATAGCCTGTTACGTTAGCAAGCATGATAAAGTTGCCCGAAGAATCCATCGAGGCAATGTTGGTAGCTCCGTACTTAAAGTACAGTTTACCGCCCGACTCTACAATTGAAAAATTGGTTGTAGCCAAGCTACCAGCACTACCGCTTGTGTTTCCAGTTACGTTTCCCGTCACGTTACCCGTTAAATTGCCTGTGACGTTTCCAGTCACGTTACCCGTTACGTTGCCAACAATGTCCCCAACCATGTAGTTGGTAGCCGTCACAATATCTGTACCGTTGGACACTAACAACATTTTTTTACCGTTGGGTACTGCTACTCCAGTCAGGCCGGTTACCTTTACAGTTACCGCGCCGCTGGAACAGTTGTTGTAGATGAAGTACAGCTTTTTATTAGCTGGTACTACTAGCGTTCCACCGCCTGTGGTGGTCAACTCCAAGAACATATTTCTAGCCGTGGCTGACGCGCCACTGGTCATTAGCAGAGTGTCAGTGCCCCCAGTCATTACTTGGGTTGTGTAGCCTGAGATAGCTTGCTCAATCAGCGTGCCGAGGTTGGTGTTGGTCGTGGAACCCCAGTTACCCGCTTGGTCGCCAGCGCCAATAAGTTCAATGGCTAGGTTGGTTGAATAGGTACTGCTCATTTAAGTTCCTTTGCAAGTGCAGTGACCTTATGGTCAAGTGCTTTTATTGCTTCAATTAGCAATGGTACAAGTTTTTCATACCGCACAGTTAAGTATCGCTCATCAATAGGCGCTGGAGCCACTGCTTCTGGTTGAACTGCTTGTACCGATTGAGCACTTACACCAACCTCTTGAATAGACGCATCGTAACCAAGAGACACCGCTATTTCATTAGCGTGGTACAGCATAGTCTTGATTGCGTGGACTTTGCCAAGGGGGTCTTCAATATCGCCTATTTTGGTTTTTAAGCGCTCGTCAGAGTAGTACGCAGTAATGTTGTTGGTTGCGCGAATCTCGCCAGCAGTAGCTGAACCCGCCGTACCCACACCAAGTGAGTTGAACTGGACGTTGGATGATGTAGCAACAGCCTGACCAATAGAAACTGTAACCGCGCCCGTTGCACCAGACACGGTAACACCTGTACCAGCTACGTTGGATGTAACACCTGAGTTGGTAATTGTTACTGCACCAGTT